CTGGTTATCCTTGGGATCTCCCCTATCCCCGGTTGCGGCAGGCTTCGGCATCGGCGGCACTCGCGAAAGCGTGACATGGAGCCCATCACTTCCCTAGTGGTGGTTGTACTGGTTTGGCTCGTGGTGCGGTGGTGGTACCGCCCCACTGAAGGGGCCAGGCTGGTCGCGGAATTGGATTCTGACCCTGAGGGGACTCATGTCGGCGTGACGACTCGGGCAGCGCGTATGGCTGCTTACGAGTTCAAAGCGCAGTTTGGAGAACTCCGGTACACTAAGGCAAATCGCCTTGTTGCCGGGGACTGGGTCAGGAAGCACTTCCGTGACAGTGGTATGCGGTATGTCGACATCGTGCACCACATGGACATAGCGGTGGAACTGTGCCTGCTTCCAACGGCAGGCGCAGTGCGCAGCGCCCAGCTTGCTCGCACTCATGAGGTGTGCGCACGACGGGCGGCTGTGGACTCGCCGCGCTAGGGATGCCCTGCCATCCTTCCCGGAGTAACCACACTTGTCGACAGGTGTGGTGAAGGGTGTCTTCGGATCCGGGAAATCGGTGGTAGGGTAGGAGGCCGCCTTGGCGGCCGCGTTGTGAGGTACCTGTCCGGCTTTGGGACTGGGGTGCGGTATGGTGTCCACAACGACTGTTTGAAGAACTTGGCTCGGGGCATTGTCGAACGCGTGTTTTACGTGTCCGGCAGTGAGGGGCTTACTCAGGCCCCCTCCCCCAAGGCAGGTGTGTTTGCCAGGCTAGACGGAATCCGTCTGCGTCTCTTGCGCGCCATGCGTTCGACCCCCATTGTCTCCAGGGACGAGTACCCTGGACTGTACACTGGGCGCAAACGTGGTGTGTATGAGCGTGCGCTTGAGAGCCTTAAGGTTCGGGCTATCAACAAGCGCGATGCCTGGGTTAGCACATTTGTCAAGGCGGAGAAGGTCAACTTTGATTCCAAAGGTGACCCTGCTCCCCGGGTCATACAGCCAAGGTCCCCTCGCTACAACTTGGAGGTTGGTAGGTACCTCAAGCTGTTCGAGAAGGAGCTGTGTGCGGGATTTCAGCGTGTGTGGGGTTACCCAGTGGTGCTGAAGGGGTTGAATGCGCAGCGGGTTGGAGGTTGGTTGGCGAGGCATTGGGCCGAGTTCCGTAACCCAGTCGCCGTTGGATTGGACGCGAGTCGCTTTGACCAGCACGTCTCTGTGGAGGCGTTGCGGTTCGAGCATTCGGTGTACAACGCGGTGTTTGGGTGTAAGGAGCTTCGGCGCCTGCTGAGTTGGCAATTGTCCAACCATGGTGTTGCCCGTGTTGAGGGCAAGCGGGTGGATTATGAAGTGGATGGGCGGCGGATGAGCGGCGACATCAACACTGGGATGGGGAACTGCTTGCTTATGAGCTGCATGGTCATTGCTTATTGCGAGTCAATCGGGATCAAGTTCCGGTTGGCAAACAACGGCGATGACTGTGTGGTGTTCATAGAGCGCGGGGACTTGCCCAAACTTGATGGAATCGATCAGTGGATGCTGGATTTTGGGTTCAAGCTTA